GCGCGATGTCTCTTATCATTATCGTGGATGACACTGATGGCAGCGTCAAGCGATACCTCACAAGCGACGAAGGGAACACAGTATCAGTGGCTACAACTATCGGGACCGGCACACATGGCACTGTCTGCGTGTCGCCAAACGGCATGGAGTATATCTTCTTCCGCACCAGCTCGAGCAACATCCAGCGCGTCAAGCGTGATCCGATGGGCAACGTCATCACAGCTGCTTCCAACGTTGTGACGGGTAATGTGGACGATGACGAGCTCGCGTGTTACTGGCGCCTCGGAGTGATTTACATCATCTACACGCACACCACGAATGGGATCACGATTGTGAGTAGCAGTGACGACGCGGAGACCTTCGCTTAAAAGAAAACACCTCGAGAGGGGTGCTCGAGGTGTCAGGACTAGGAAACAGAACCGGTTGGACAATAGGAGTATACAACATGGAAGTACGACCAATTGCATCGCTTTCGACAGATCTGGCCATCGCGAATGTTGGCGTTCAGGAAGTCGGTGAGAATCAAGGAGCAGCTGTCGAAGCGTATCAAGCATCCTGCAAACCTCCTGTCCCTGCTGGTTCCCCCTGGTGCGCGGCACACGTCCGGTTCAGGCATAAGCAAGCAGCCACACAGCTCGGCATCGTGTATCGCGAGGATTTTCCTCGATCTGCATATTGTCCAGACTGGTCGAGATGGTTCAAAGCAAATCAACTATGGCTGCCTGTCCAACACATCCGCGATGGCACGACCACGAAGCGACCACGGCGGGGTGATCTGGCGCTGTTTTACTTCTCCGCGTTGTCTCGCATCGCTCACATCGGCATCGTCACGAAGGTCGAGGAGTGGGGTGTCTACACGGTCGAGGGAAACACCTCACCGGAGCCATCCGATGAGCTCTCCGTCGAGCGTGATGGCGATGGCCTCTATGCCAAAAAGCGAAACTGGCACGAGCTCGGGAAGTTCGGCGGTTTCGGCTTCGTCAATTTCTGACAAACCAAAAGACCAGGTGCATGCGCTACACCTGGTCTCCTGTTTGGTTAGTTGTTCGTTCACCGATGTTGGAGCACCGGCGAGATAGTTATACATTTACCGCCAGACATGCACCACTTTTTGATCATGTGCTGGATTCTCCTCGATGCGGAAACTTACGATGCCATCGAGCGCAGGGTGAATGAAGATGAGCGCGCCATCCTGATTCAGGCGCTCCAGGATCTCGTGCTCAGTGGCCTTCAGGAGCCACAGTAGACCTTCCTTCTTTTCTTCTACTCGCTCAATTGCTGGTTGATTGTCAGCTGATTTTCTCGCCATAGTCGTTCGCGTTCGCGCTCCATATCTTGGTCAATGTGATGGTTTTTGTGACACCTGGCGCAGTAAGTGATGAGGTCACTCATCTCCTCTACGCTTAGGCGAACATAGGTATTATGGTGACAATGCAGATGCTCAGTCGAACCGCATGACTGACAGGTGTGATTGTCACGCTCAAACACAGCTGCACGAAGCTTCATCCATCGTGCTGTAAAAATGTATTTATTGTAGTAAATACCTTTTTGCTTCATGAGCTTATGAGGATATTCAGACGACAATCGAAAGTATTCCGCACGTAACTCAGATCGTATGCGGTAGTAATCATTATTGTCACGAACCTCTGTCGTTATATGGTCATCGTCCGGTGGCACAACGCCAGCAAGCATTTTCAATGCGTCGCGTTTCTTGATGGTGCCTGCTCGACGTGCACATGTCATGCATCGAACATAGTAGTGATCTCGACCGAGACTATCTATCTTCTGTGTCATGACAGTAGACTCATGGAGACATTCGTCAAATGTTGGACACACCGGTTTGTGTTCCTTCTCCCAGGCTTCAAGGTATTCAGTCCAAGGAGGAAGGTCTGCATGCGGCATCATGTCAGAGAGCTTCACGCGAGCGCCGCCATCGTGATCGGCAGGTGTTCTAGCATAAGGTTCTGCACTCCCTGGGCGATGTCGCGATGCTCGAGCTGCGTGTCCTGGCGTGTCCGCAGCTGGACATAATGAATCCACGAGCGGATGCTTCCGCTCATATACATCGTTGTCGGAGTGCACAGCGGCAGGACCATGCGAGCAGTCTCCGCAGCCATGCCATGTGCGATGAGATCGCGATACACGTCGGTCGCAAACTCGATTGATGAACCGACCAAATACAGCGCGTCCTGCTGCTCTTTGGTCAGTTCATCAATCTTCGGTAGTGGAAGGCTAGATTGACGATTGTGAGCGCCAGCGAGGCGCATCTCTGGGACCTCGATGTCCTCGACCACGGTGGCGTATCGTTGCGAGAACTCCTGGAAGGAGAACGACCGATGTCGGAGCATCTGCGCCGCGATCGCTCTCGTGGTCTTAACCTCGATGCACATCGACGCCATCTCGAAGATTGACCAGTGTCCGTGACCGACGCAGTATCTCAATAACCTCGTGACGTCAGGATTGTCCTGGTTCGCTGGGTTCGAGACTCGAGCGCAATACCCGATGACTGCTTCAGCATCGGGCGTTATCCATACAAGCTTCGTCATTGTTTGACCTTCGCCTTCTGTCGTACATCTCTACACTGCTCGTTATAGTCACTCATTACAGATAGACTCTTCGCTAAATATATGCGAGTGTAGCGTCCAAACAATGGCCACTGTTGCTGGATTTCTTTCCATGCCATTGAATGCCACTGATGCAATGGAATCCTGTCCTTCATGTCATGACAAGCGGTACAGCACGGAACAATGTCCGTGCCTTCGTTTCGTTCAGGTATTGGCATGTGATCGCCAGTTGTCTTCGCGGAGTGACAGTACATCACTCCGCAGTAGAAACATTCAGACGTCATGCGTTAGGGTCCTCTTCTCCTATCACAAAGTGTGAACCGTTATGATAACCAGCCGTCGGCTTCGGTGTTGGTGCGAGTTTACGCAGTGTTGTCTGCTGTGGCGGTCCTGGCTTGATCTGTGGACGTGACTGTTGAGCTTGGATCGCTCCATTGCCATCGTCATCCTCATCGGATGCGAGCGACAGCAGAGCGCTCAGGCTGTAGCGTCGACCATACGAGAGTGCTGACCCGAATCCGTGGCTGGTCTGTTGCATCACAGGGACCTGTACGACACCAGCGATCCACTCACCTGAGCTGTGAATGACACGACTCTCGACCGTGATGCTGATGCTGTGCTCACCGTCGATGGTGTCCAGCACCGACTGCACGACGAACAGACCATGTTTAGCCATCACTGGTCGAACGACCTCCATGATGGCATCGAGTGATGTGTACTTCGAGCGAAACGCTGGATTCGTGCTGTCCTTCACGATAGGCCTGATTTCAGCCTGGGCCTTGACCAGCGCTGGCGCGATAGCGCCGATTGTTTCCGACATTGTCATTTCGTTAACCCCTTGATTCTTAATCCTGCCCGCATCAGTGCGTCTCCAAACATCACAGACCATGTGATGTTGCGATGCTCGATGATGTCACCAGCGTACGTGTACAGGCGCCAGCGGCGCAGCTCCTCGAGCACGGGTCGCAGTGCAATCACAATCGCTCCCCATTCTTGACGCTGGTCGAGATGCGCCAGGCGCAGCTGGTCATGAATGACAGCGAGACTGTCATACATCGATGCGCGTATCTGACGTGCCCACTCAACCTGGCGCTGTGATCCAGTCATCACGATGGTGCGTGGTCGAAGCAGGATCTGCATCTGCGTCCAGTGGTCGTCAGCTGCTTTCTGTGTGCTGCACATCATGCAGACTCCAAGCGTCGACGCCATGAGGCGCATCTTCGCCTTCATGTCGTTGGTCGTGTATCCAAACGTGTGAGTCTCAGTGTGTCCACACTTCCACTTCATTTCTATTCGTTCGTCCATCCTGTCCCCCTTAGTTGATTTCGTAGGTGTATGCATCACCTTGAACGATGATGATTGCAGTGGTGTCTGTCTTTGATTCGACCGACCAGCATGTCTCCTCGAACGCATTGAACCTAATAAGTGATTCGGCCCATGCAGCTGCTGTTGTCCATGTACCGGCTGGCGCTGTGTCGACGATGACGCCGTTCTCTGTAAGTGTTTGTTCCATTGTCCTGTTCCTTCGTGTGGTGTCCGCCACATCAACATCCTAGCATAGGTTGACATATTGTGTCAACTGTGTGTATAACGTATGCATGATTTACGGACATACACAGGTGGATATCGCTGAGAAACTCGGCATCCACAAAAGCGCAGTGTGTCGGATGCTCTCCGGCGCTCATGCTGTCAGACAGTCGACCGTCAAGCGTATCGCTGATGCAATCGGTCGCAGTGAATACGAAGTTCAGCTGTGGATCCTGTGCAAACGTGCAGGACAGACTCTCCCGCAATAGACAGAATAGGACTAGGACAATGGACACAAGAAACATCAAACTTACATGCATCGAATGCCATCGCACGAACGCAGTGCCTTATGGTCGTGGACATCGCATTTGTGACATCTGCTCACAGCGTGAGCTCAAGCGCGAACGCCGCCTCCGGACACAGCGTCGCATCCAAGTGGTCGGGACATTCGTCGTGGTTGTCCTGGCAGTGTGGACTGCATGCATGATGGCGTCAGATTGGGACACGCCGAACAGTCCGGATCACCGTGCACACCAGGCGATGCAGTCTCGTGACTGACGCCATCAAGACATGGTCACAATACCGGGGCAGTAGACGCACGAGCACTACTGGACTCCTGACGCCCGAGGAGGAGTTCTTCTTGGGTCGAATGGTCCAGGCTGGCACTGACAAAGACAAAGACAAAGCGACTGCTGAGTTCGTCAATCACAACGTCCGCATGGTCAGCGCTATCGCGAAGAAGTTCAGGGGCCGTGGCTGCGAACATGAAGACATGATCACCGATGGCATGCTCGGATTGCATCACGCGGTCCAGCGCTATGACCCTTCACTCGGTCACCGCTTCTCAACGTACGCGACCAACTGGGTTCGCCAGGCTGTCGGTCGCGGTGTCGAGAGTCGTGGTCGTGACATCCGTCTACCGTCACACGCCATCGCGAAGCTGTCTCACATCAGAGTGTCGCGCCAAGAGTACATCGTCAAGCACGGTGAGACTCCAACACCGGCGGAGCTGCTGGTGTACGTCCGTGAAGTCGTGCACACTTACCCGCGATATCTTCACAAGCAAATCGAATCACTCGACGTCAAGTCGCTGACAGAGATCCTTCAGCACGATGTGAAGCTGGTGTCGAGTATCGATGAGTCGAATGCCTACGGCCAAAGCCGATACGACTTTATGCCATCAGGTGAACCTCCTGTTGGTGACCGTCTAGACAGAGAGATTCTCTACGCGCAGCTGCGAACGGTTATGGAGGTTCTAACGGATCGAGAGATTGCATGTCTTCGCCTTCGCTTCGGCTTCGATGGTCTGTCGGATGGTCGCTCACTCGAGGATGTTGGAATCCTGGTCGGTTACAGTCGCGAGCGCATCAGACAGATTCAGGTGCGCGCCATTGACAAGCTTCGTGTGGCCGCTGGGGCTGATGTCCTAGCGGAGATATTTGAGAGGATGGAACTTTGAACGAATCAGAACAACAGATCGCGTTTTTCAACTGGTGCCGAGTGATGAGTGGTAACGATGCGCGCCTGGGCACAATCTTCGCTGTGCCAAATGGAGGCTATCGAAGCAAGGCCACAGGTGGTCGCATGAAGTCCGAAGGACTCAAGGCCGGAGTCTGGGATATCTACATCCCTGTCCAGATGGGGCAGCACTGTGGGATGTGGATCGAGATGAAGTCAGGCAAGAACAAACTAACGCCAGGACAGATCGCGTTTCGTGAGTCTGTTGGCGAATCTTACCTCTGGTTTGTTGCCTATTCCTGGGATGAAGCAGTCGAGGCGACGTGTCGATATCTAGGCATCGCGAGTGGCATCAACTAACAGCTGTTCGTTGATCTCATCGGCGAGCTCGATGCTGTGCATCTCACAGATGATGTACCAGACAGCCTTCAGCAGATCGTCGTTCTTCTCTTCGTTAGGTTTAGAACCTGCGCGGAGTAGGTACTTCAATGCATTGCCACGCTTGAAGTCGAGACCATAGGCGTCGATGATTTCGATGGGCTGAATCGGTTGTTTGCGGTAATGTGTCGGGACCTGCTTGGACATGCAGGGATTATAAGGGGTAAGAATGAATCGTGTGTCAGAGGCTGTGACTTTCCTGTCATGGCTTTTCGAGCCGTACTCTGACGGCTTCATCGAGATCCGAACGATGAATCAGGGAAAAGTGCAGATGCGCTTCTGGGAACTTCCAAGGACGGAAGCAGACTGGACCGGCATCGGCGAAGCGTGTATCCAGTGGAGTGACGCTGGAGATGATGTGTACGTCGGCGTTCTTCCACGCTGGCGAAAAGGAGGACGGGACAATGATGTCCATACTGCTGGTGTACTTTGGTGCGACATCGATGACCTTACTGGTCTGGATCAGACTGCAACGCTTGATAAAGTTACAGTCGCGGTACGCTCGGGGAAAGGTCTCCACTGTTACAGGCGACTCAAAGTGGTTGGCATTGGGACTAAGCCAACAGAACAGCGCGAGTTCGTGCAGCTGCTTGAACGCTGGATGCTCACACTCTCAAAAGCTGCGGACATCAAGTGCAAGAACCCGTCAAGAATCCTACGAGTACCTGGAACTCTAAACTGGAAGAACCGTGAGACGCCTCGTTTGGTGGAACTCGCGAAGTACCCGCCAGAAGCCTCCAGAATCGTCGAGGAGACAAAGACCACGCATCCATGGGGCGATGAGTGGTCTAGGCTTTTGATCGCCGCCAAAGCGGGAGACCTCCCAAAGCGCGAGCGAGGCAATTGGAATCTTGGCCAGTACAAACATGGCGATTATTTGCTGTACTGTTTCAACCACACGGTGGTCGGCATCGAGCAGATGCGAATGATGGGCATGGTAGAACATGCGACCGAGTGTCGTAACTTGGTAACAGCTGCGCTGGACACGCAGACTTTCTTGGACTAGGACTAAAATGGACGAACTTTCACTGGACGATCTCCGCGCCATGGTGG